CTAAATGCACAGCTTACTCCTGCAGTACAGACCTTGATAGGATTATTAGCCTCAGAGGATGAGAAGGTAAGACAAAGAGCCATCGACCAGATTGTTAAGTACACAGGCAATGATATCGATAGGTCAGAGATTAATGTATCAGTAACAGAATATGTAACCAAATGGGGTGCGGATGCCACGGGCAACGATTGAGCTGTTCACCCCCCACCAAGGGCAGATGGACGTCATCCAAAATTTTGCTGATAGTGGCCATAAGTTTGGTATCGTTAGTTGCGGTAGACAATTTGGTAAATCACTCCTGGCAAGCAACCTACTACTTTACTGGTTACTGGAGAGCAAAGGCTCTAAAGGAGGTTGGATATCTCCAATCTACTCCCAAGCCAAAAAAGTCTACAAAGAGATCGTTACTGCCTGTAACGGAATAATTAGCACACACAACGGATCAGACCTAATCATTAACTTCGTTAACGGGTCATCGATACAGTTTCTCTCTGCTGAAAGATATGATTCTATAAGGGGATTTAGCTTCCACTACTGCGTGATAGATGAAGCAGCGTACGTAAAAGAGCAGGCCCTGCTAGAGGCGATACTGCCAACGTTAACGGCTTTAGGAAAGAAGTGCCTAATTATATCTACACCCAAGGGTAGGGGTAACTGGTTCTTTAACTGGCACCAGAGAGGCCTAGAGTATAACGATACCTATATTAGCTTCTCAGGTATTAGCGAAAGCAACCCCTACGTAGATAAGGAGTTTATAAGAGAGCAAAAAAAGAGTTTACCATTAGAAATATATAAACAAGAGTACCTGGCCGACTTTACTGATAATGGTAATGACGTGTTTGTTGGATTAGACCAGGTATGTATACTAAATAATTTTAGCTATGACAGAGAAGGAAAGACAGGAGTATTTTGTGGCGTGGACACAGGCATTAATCGAGATTTCAGTATTCTCACCATTCTTTCTGAATCAGGAAGAGTGCTTGAGATTGACCGAATCAATGGAATTACTGTTGACGAGATTGGAGCCCAATTTGTACAACGACTTCGAAAATATGAACTTACCGGCGGATATATTGAAGTCAACGGAATCGGCCAAGCTCTATATGAAAGAATTAAAAGAGAAATCAGACCCGTTAAGAGCTTTGTTACAACCAACGACTCCAAGGTCAGAATGATTCGTAAGCTAATACTGGATATACAAAACCAAGTATTAGAGTTACCGAGTAAGGAGTTATACCCTATACTGTATAACGAGCTATCGGCATTTACTTACAAGATATCTCCTAACGGTAGTCTGCAGTTCGGTCACCCATCCGGAGGTCATGACGATACTGTTATGTCTCTGGCTATGGCGAACCTAGCCCGGACCGAGATCGTAAGTTCAGCCAAGCAGTTTTACGTATCTAAGGGTACCCGTATGCCGGAAAGGTCTCTAAAGCCTAGGTTCGGTACCGTGTCGGGTATGTAACTTACTAAACAAGCCCTATATTTTATTTATTCCATATGAGCAAAATTAAATTTACTATACCGGATTATCTGTCTCTGGGTAACTACAAAAAGTTATCTCAGCTGGATCACCTACCGGACCTAGAAAAGACTATTGCATCTCTTACTATACTATGTGATTTACCTGAGAAGACAATCAGAGAGTTACAGCCAGTTGATCTTGCCAGCATCCACGGTGATGTAGTAGGTAGGGCGATAGAACTTAACTCTGAATTTTATCCTGTATTCGAACTAGAAGGAGTAATGTACGGGTTTGCCGATATTACTAAAATGACTCTAGGAGAGTACGTTGACTTGGACAGGCTAGTTAAAGAGCCCATAGCCAATGCCTCAGAGATAATGGCGATACTATACCGACCTATCTTAAAGCATCGCTTTAACTCTTTTGAGTATGCCTTCAAGCAAAGCTTTAAGGTAAAGCTAGGAGAGGCAGAAAATATATTTAAGTACTACACCATAGAGAAGTACGACAGTGATGTAAGGGCAGAAAAGGCTTTGCTACTAGATAAGATACCAGCAAGCTTTGCACTAGGTGCTCTTAGTTTTTTTTTGCAAGTCGCAAGCGCACTCTATCTAGGTTCGATGACCTCTTCAATAACGGACCCGAAAGAGAAGAAGAAGGCGATGACGGAGACAAAGAAGATAATCAAGAAAACTCTTTTGGACAACATTGGGGGTGGTTTGCAACTATTCATCACCTCTCGACAACTTCCGTCCTTGCAATCACAGGAGATAAAGCTATTACAGATCTAAATTTTATTTTCACATTAAACTTTTTAGCATATGAGCACGACAAAACAAGACGAGATAACCAAGCTAGGCAGCAAGCTGAAAGCCGATACAGGATTAGATAACCAAATCATAGACCTACTAATTGAGAGAGTAGCAGAGACAGAGGCAATAGTAGAAGTTAAACCTATACTTAAGGCTAAAAAGCAACACCCGCTAATCCAATACCACCTTAGAGGTAGAACAGTCAATCAGCTAGCAGGAATGTTTATGATTACTGAGGATAAGGTTAGAGCTATAATTAAGGACAATGAGAACGTTTAAAGACATAGTAGATATATTCCAGTCAGCGTGCGATGACCACGCCGGGGTAAATGACTTCTACTACGGTAGCCTTAACAAGCTAGATTCTACCTCACAGAACGTACAGTATAATTACGTATTCCTAAGACCGTTAGCGTCACCGGGTCTAGTGATAAGCAGTAACGGTCAAGCAGCTACCCATAGTCTTACCTTTGAGTTATACTCACTAGATGTACCCAAGCTAACCGAGGAGGGGTATCTAGAGCTTATGTCAGATACTGAGGTTATAATCTATGACCTACTATCTTACTTTAACCTAGGCACCGACCAGCAAAACCTTTACTGTACCCTAAATACAATCGTACCGGTAAGCGAAGGCTTTAACGACCGGGTATTCGGATGGGTAGCTACAGTAACAGTCAATGAGCCTGGGGTACTAGACTTCTGCGTATTCCCTAGTAGGTAATGATTACCCCTGAGATCTTAGCCCTTATGAACCGTACCGGTGAACTTGTCACCGATAAGATGGTTGATACTTTGATCTCTAATGGGTCATTGGCTACCGGTGGACTGGCTAGGGGTATAGGATATACTGTAACAGAGACTAAGGACGGTATAACTACTCAGATAACTATACCCGGGTACGGTGAGTTTGTAGATAAAGGCAGAAGAGCAGGAGCCAAGATGCCCCCGGTACAGCCGATCATAGAATGGGCTAAGATAAAAAGGATTAGTACCCCTAGATATACCACCGAACAGATGGGATGGGCGATAGCAAAGTCTATTGCCAGGAAAGGTATCAGACCTAAACCATTTATAGAGAATAGTATTCAGTTTGTACTACAGAACTTTACCCAGGAACTTACAGAGGCCGGGGCTGTAGATATCAATAATATAATTTTATCGGAGTTTAAAAAAATACCCGGTATAACTGTAACAGAAAGTTAAAATGGCTATAACAATTAACCAATCCCCTACCACCCCGAATATGGCTAACAACACCTTGCTGTTTGCCGTATCTTCTAATTCATCTTCAGCTGCACAGTTTCAGTACATCGCCAATGTTAGTCTGAGCGGTTCATCTACCGTACTACAGACTATAAAGCAGCAGCCTAACCCCAACAGCTACGGGGTGTTTGACTTCGGGCAGATTGTAAGCAACTACTTAGATAGCGATAATAGCTGGAAGGCAGCCTCGTTTGTAACCTCTAGTGAGGTAGCTAAAAGGTTTACATTTAAGTTCGGGGAAGAGTACGGTAGTTCTATTTCAGGATCAGCCATACAATACACAGGGGTAGGTTCAGCGACAGGTTCAGCAGCCGTTACAGCTTCAGCGTATACCTACATAGCCAACGGATTGGTAGACGTAAACGATAAAGTAAACTGGAACTTTCCTTCTGCCTCATTCTTTACCCCTACTACAGTATCTACCGCCGGTACGTTTGACTTACAGAATACTTTAAGTAACGCACCCCTTACCCAGTACATCCAGGACGGAGAGTATGCAACCATATCTTTGTTTAATGGTAACTTTAATAACTCTGCTACTGCAGCACAGGATATATTTGCCGTAAGAGTACGGTCTTATAACTCGTCAAATACTTTATTAGACGACATCGATTTAACTAACTTTATATCGAACGGTGGAGGACCAAGGGCTAACGGTACTCAAGTATGGACAAATGTAACAGCATCTCAAACAGCAGCCACACAGCTACTAACTATAGGCGTGGGTCCCCAGAACTTAAATGATGCAGGTGATCCCTTGCTCAGTACCTGGTCATACTATATTGTAAATGTTGTAGGACAACTATCAGCAGGTGTAATTAACTACTCAGGTAGCTATGCCACTCTTAGATACGAAAAGCAGGAACCTAACTGTGACTACGACGGCGTAAGGTTCGCCTGGAAGAATGAGTTCGGGGTATGGGATTATTTTAACTTCACCCTACAGACTAATAAGTCAGTGAGTATAGAGCGTCAGCAGTTTACCCAGCCCTTCGTTAACTTCTCTAGTGCTAACCCTACAGTATCTTATGATACCCAGCGCAGGGGGATAAAGCAGTTCTATAACGGTTTAACTTCTAAGCTAACTGTTAACTCAGACTGGTTAAACCAGGCAGATGCTGATTGGCTAAAAGAGCTATTCTTTTCTACTAACGTATATCAGCAGGTAGGTCTTAACTTCTACCCTATTGCCATAACTTCGGCTGAAGTAGTGGAGAAGACTAACCCCCGTACACAGAAGAGATTCCAATACGTAGTAGAATTCCAGCCAGCTAATGAGCTAAACCCACGTCTATGATAATCCTAAGAGTTACAAATGAGAATGGTCTAGTAGCAGACCTTACCCCAATAGAGGATATTGATCTAAGGCTGGATATATCTGCTATTGAGAATACTGAGATAGGGGTATCGTTTGGTATATCGTCTCAGGAGTTTGCTATCGCAGGTACTAATATATCTAATCAGTTCTTTGGTAACCTTTATAACCTAGGAGCTACCCCGGCTGTTGCATTAGTTAACAGCGTAGACTGCCAGGTACTGAGTGATGGTCAGGAAGTATTTACCGGTAAGCTTTATATTAAAGATATTATTACCGATCAGAAAGGGTATACTATCTACAACGTAGTAACGGTAAGCGAGACTATTGACTTTAAGTACCGTATACAGAATTTTGCTTTAAGTGATTCTAAGTTTGACTTTAGTAAGTATGACCATGCCTTTACCGCCGCTAACGTAACCGGTAGCTGGACCGGTAGTCTGTTTAACGGTTCGATTATCTACCCGAACATCCACTACGGCAATGACGGTAACCCTGATTGCCCCAACTATGCATTTGCAGGTACTAGTACGCTAGCTGGGTTAGAGAATACTATCGACAACGCAAATAGCCCTTTAAGGTTAAATGACTTTAAACCTGCAATAAAGGTTAGAGATGTTATCGATACTATCTTTAGCGGTTCAGGAGTATCAGGTAGTACAGGGTATCAGTATACTTCTTCGTTCTTTGAGAGCGAATATTTTAACGATCTATATCTGTTAACTACTGCCAACGATTCTTTAGGACCTGCTAACAATAGCCCCGTATCACAGTCGGCTTGGGTATTTAGGTCAGGATCTTCACAGACGCTGGCTGATGGTGTTATAGCTAATATTGACTTTAACGCTAAGTCTTACGACAATGCTAATAACTTTAACCTAGCCTCTGATGCTTATACCGCTGATGTTTCAGGTTCATATACCTTCCAAGGTCAAATTAATTTTAATATCCTTAACTGGTCATATGAACCTACTCAGAAAGTAAGCGTAAGGTTTATAAAAAATAATTTAACCATAGTTAATACTCTAACGAGTTATAACGTTTTTGCTAGTAACAATACTTTTTCTTTTAGAGAAGTTATACAACTAAATGCAGGTGACTTTATAGAAGTAGAGGTTGTCTACCAGGACCCTAGTATAGGTGTAAAGTCTATTGTAATATTGCCAGGTGAATTAAAAACTTTTCTTACCGTTAGAGGCCCTGCTTCTGTCTTAGGAGGTACAGTACGTATGAGCGACCAGTTCGGTGATGACTTAAATGCTTTAGACTTTATAGAGGCTATAGTAGAGAAGTTTAACCTAGTAGTAGAGCCGGTACCTAATAGGAGAAACTTACTAAGTATAGAACCATACGATACCTGGTTTGACTCCGGTCAGGTAGTTGATTTTACTAACAAGGTAGATAGGGATATAAACTTCCAGATATCAACCCCTGTAATAGAGCAGCCCCGGACTATTGTATTTAGCGACCTCCAGGATAAGGATTACCTTAACCAGTATACTGAAGAGGTATTTCAAAGGACTTACGGCTCCTATACTTTTACTAGTGATAGTAACTTAGCTGAAGGTGAAAGAAGGATTGGTAAGATATTTGCACCAACCCCTACTACTAACATACCTAACTCTACTGAGTTTATTATACCTCATCTTTGTACTAGGCCGGTTAACAGTGACTCGATATACAAGCCCATGGTATTTAAACCTAGACTTCTATACGGTATAGGACAAAAAGACGTAGAGTCACAGGCAGCAGGATTTACAGGAGGATCTCCTAGCGGTACAGGTTCTTACTTTCTTAGAGATGAGACCGGTAATGTAACCCAGCAAACTAAGTGGTACCAGGTAGGGTCTCTAAGCGAAACACCTATCTCAACCGACGGTAAGGCTTTTGACTTGCACTTTAACAATAACAACCAAGGTGCAGGAGCTATACCTCCTTACTGGAGTAATGCATCTCCTAATAATTTTATAAGCGGTAGCGGGGACGTATACACTACATACTGGGCTAACTACATTAACGGACTATACGATATAGACTCTCGTAAGCTTATTTGTAACGTCTATCTATCTCCTAGCGAGATATCTAATATTAGGCTAAACCAAAAAGTGTTTATTGACGGGGCTTACTATCGTATAAACAGGATTAACGGTGCTAACCTAACCCGGAGAGATACGGTTGAGATAGAGTTTATAAAAGTTATTGCTCGTAAACTAACCTTTCCTAGAAGAAGAATAACTAGCACTATTACCGGGTTACCTACAGACGTTGTTTTTAGAGGAGCAGAGACTAACGGTTCAGGAGTATACGAAGACTTTGAAACCGGGTTAGTAGTTAATGACTTTGATATAGTATCACAGGCAGGCTCTTTAGACGGGTTAAGAGTATTCCCAGTAGGGACAGGAGGCCTATCGGGTTCAGTAGTATGGAATTATACTGCACCTACAATCCCCATACTAGCACAGACCTCTTTAGGTACTAACAACGTAGCTGCTGACTCGTCTAAAGTCTTTACCCTCGGTAGTAGCAATACAGTAGGTAGTTCAGTATCTACGGCTACAGCTTTAGGTCAGTTTAACACCATAGAGGCAAACGTTACAAATACCTTTGTACTAGGTCAGCAAAATACTATAGGTGAGAATACAGAGAATACGCAGATACTAGGAGGTTCAGGTAATACTATAACCGGAGAAAGTAACGTTAACATGGCTATTATAGCTAGTACCGGCTCTGAGGTTATCAATAGCGATTTCTCTACTATGATTAATGGCTACAACGCCACTATTCAAGATAGCGACAATACCCTGGCTCTAAACAGTCATCAAAACGAAGTAATACTTAACGGTAGCGGGCATACGGTCATAGGTCTTAATCTAGAGGGCAATGGCATAGACCTACTCAATTATAGAAACAACTCTAACTATCTAGGAGATACTTACCTTGGGGGAGCTCTTTTCTCTGAATTTAATACCTTTAATTCATCAGCAAGCACTAATGTTAACCTTTACGACACAGCCTATAAGCATAATAGTTTATTCATAGTGGGGTGGAGCGGTACTACTATGAATAGCGGCTCTTTAACCTTACCTAGTACCACAAATAATGACGACGGTAAAAAAAGAATACTGACTATTAAATTAAAAGGAGGAGGCACGGGAGGAGTAAGAATATTACCTTTCACGGGCGGTCAGACCATCGAAGGAGCCGCCAGCCTCTTACTTTCTACAGGGTACGATTCTGTTAAGCTTCTACCTAGCGGCTCTGAATGGCTTATAATCCCATAATTTACCTTATAAAATGGCAACAACATTAGAATACGACTTAAAAGTAGATTCGACCGGAGTAGAGTCCGGAGCGGCAGCAGTAGATAATTTAGGCAGTAAATTAACTGATACTAAGACTGCATCAGAGGGCTTAGCTAAGAGCTTAGAGAAGCAGGAAGCTAGGATTAAAATTATAGACGGTGCTATAAACCTGCTAGGAGGTTCAGTAGAGTTAGCAGCCGGAGCATTTGTTGGTTTAGGACTAGCATCAGAAGAGCAAGCTGAACAGTTTCAGACCGCTGCTTTAGGTGCTATAGCCTTTGCTGACGGTGCAAAGAGAAGCTTTGACGGTATTAAATCACTTACTGAAGGACTTAAGTCATACGGAGGTATTGCAGGGGCAGCTCGTAAAGCTCAATTAGCTATAAATGCAGCTATATTAGCAAACCCCTATATTGCTGCAGCAGCTGCTTTAGCTATAGTTACTGCTGGGCTATACCTCTTTGTTACTAGTGCAAATAGCGCTGAAAAAGCTCAAGCAGCTTTAAATGCTGAATCAGTAAAAGCTTCACAGGCTGATAGTAAATATGCTAATTTACAGCTTAGAATATTAAAAGCAAGGGGTGCAAGTGAGGTCGCTATAAAGAAAGAAGAGATTAGAGTAAGAGAGCTTGATATTGCTACATTAATATTATCAGCTAATAATGAAAAGGATGCTAAAAAGCGAATAGAGCTTGACAAGCAAAGAAAAGTATTACAGGATGATAATAAGGTAGCAGCGGTAGATCTGACTAGGCTTGAAACTGAGGCTACTGAAAAAGCAGCAGAAGATCGGGCTAAAGATTTACAAGATGCTAAAGATAAGCAGAAGGGTAAAAATGAATTAGCTCAACAAGCTAAAGATAAAAAAGCAGCTGATGATCTGAAAGCTAAGGAAGATCAGAAGAAGGTTGACGACGATAAATTTCAAGCAGAACAAGATTACTTAGATAAAGTAAATGATTTACTTATGTCTGAGGAATCAAAACGTATTCTAAGTGTAGCTAAAACTTATGATGATTTAATTGAGCAAGCAAGGAATTTTGGACGCGATACTACTGAACTTGAAGCGGCCAGAGGAGTTGCTATCCAGGAGGTAATCGACACTCAGGCTACTGAAAGGACGACAAAGCAGGATGAAGCTAATGCTAAAGAAGTAGCCGATGTTAAAACAAAAGAGGATGCATTACAGGCTGTTAGAGATCTTAATCTTGCTAATGCATCCCAAGCTATAGCAGCATTAGGTTCATTATTCGAAGAAGGTACTGCGGCTTCTAAAGCAGCTGCTATTGCAGAGATTGCTATCCGTACAGGAGAAGGCTTTGTAAATGGTTT